GTGTCTTCGTTGTACTCACCAAAGGCGGATGCGTCTAGGGCTTGTCCGTCAATGTTGTGCACCTCGGTCATGTAACCATCCCAGTACGCAGATAGCCCATCATCACCTCGTGCTCCAATGTATTGTGCAACCGTGTTATTCCAATCCGTGTTAAAGTTCTGAGAGGGGTAAGTAGATGACGAAAAAGAAGTTACTTGTACTCCGTTGACATACAGTTTTACACGGTTTGCGGCGGTTGCTTGGGTAGTATCAAATGCAATAACAATGTGATACCACGCAGAAGGGTCACGATATAGAGCACGAGTTACTAAATATATAGAAGTGCCTCCTCCAGCAACTATTTCAATATCAGCGGGTGTGCTGTTGATATAAACAGTTCCTTGAGAGCCGAACCCAAACAAAGCAGTTCTTGTTGTAACAGACCCACGCTTAACCCAACCACTCCATGTCCAAGTCTTGCGGTTTCCAGCGGATGCAGGAGTCCTACTCAGGTAAGCAGACGCACTTGAGCGAAAGCGCAGGGAGTTCTCAATGGTGTAGCCCCCACCTTGACCCGATGCGCCCGCTAGTATGTTTGAACCAATAATACTCATCGCTTGTAATCTCCAGTCCACACAGCATGGATTTCGCTTGCACCTTTAACAATGTAGTCAACACGGTCAACAGCGTCACCAGCCGTGCTTAGGGTGGGTACAGTACCCGTAGCAAACTTCCACGCTGTATTCCAGCCTAATATGTTGCCGCCCCCTGAATCTTGCACGATAAAGATTGAACCACTCTGACCAGCCACCGCATTGGTTGGCGCGCCTACGGCTGTCGCCGTGCCCGTTAGCGTGACCGTGAAGTTGTTACTCAAGGCCAAGTCAACCGCGATTGTGGCGGTCTCGGATAGCGTAGCAACAGCACCGCGTTGGGCGGCTGTAAAGGTCTGCACGGCATCGCTTACGATGACCTTGGCTAACTCTACGCTGTCAATGTATGTAACCGCATCGGTTGTCTGGTCAAACGTGGCAAGGCTAATCCAAGCGTCATTGTCCTCATTGCGAACCTTGAGGATGTGGTTTGTTGTGTCCATCCATAATTGATTGGCATAAGGTACGCTTGGAGCGCTTGCGCCGCTAGATGTGGATGCAATAGCGCCCAAAGCATCATTTAAGTCTGCTCGGAAAGCGGGAAAGCCTTGATTGGCGATGGAAAAGTCGTGCTGTGCCATTTTTACTCCTATGCGGTGGCTAATTCGCCATAACCTTTGGCGACATAATCGAATGTGCGGCTAACCGCTGAACCGCCTGAGTTTCTAAATGTAATTGTAAACCCAGACGCTGATTTTGAGGTGATTTCGTAGTAGTCGCCTTGCGCTAAATTCTCGGCGGCAATTGCTACGGCTGGCGTCTGTTTAAACGCTTTACCATAGGTCACAACATAGGCTCCAGCACCACTCGCAAGATTGTCCCCAGAGATAACTCGATCAGGCATATCAATGCTGACGCTCAAAGCCTCCAATTGAGGGCTAGACTCGCCTGATTTGCTGGTAAGAACCGCTTTAAACTTAAATGCGCGTGCCTTGTAGTCCCCAACAAAGAATTGCCGCCAATCACTCCAAACTGGGTCGCCAGCAGGGTCATCCTCTGTCGTTGAGATATAAAGAATAACGTTTGTATCGCCGTAGCTATTCGGGTCGCCATCAAACAAGCCAACTCTTTCATCAAAGTTGCCTGTCGCATCGTCAAACAAATTAACGTAATCCAATCTGGTTACGGTTATATTTGATGTAACTCGGCTGGTGTAAACCTGAGACAAATCAAAATAATTGGCAAACTCGTAGGTTCCAGTTGTTGAAACGCTACCTCCACCACCATCGAAGTCGCCATCAGCGTCGTCAAACAGCCCTGTAATGTCATCAAAGTCTGTGGAGGTATCCAAGACTAGGTAGCCTTCTTCTGTGACGCTACACTCGGTTTTAGAGCCTGAGAACAATGGGCTTTCTGTGATTGCCTCAACTACATTGAGGTCTTTAATGCCTTCAATGATTGCCACGGTTGAGGTTGATTGCAAGGATTCGTTGCCCAGCTTGTCAATTGCCTTGATAAAGTACGTCCCCGTCATAGCGGGAGCAATGGCAAATGTAGCGGGGCGAGATACCTTGGGAATTAGATCAACAGCGTTGGCATAGTTAGCCCCAACCGTTTCACGCGCATGACGAATCCGATAGTGCGACAAATCAAGGTCAGGCACAGGAGTCCAAGTCAGATAAGCCTGCGTGCCAATAATGTTGATTGTGAAGTCGCTTATGTTCTGAGGCGGCGCTGTCTTTCCAATGACCTCATGGTTTTCATAAGACCATTCAGACGTAATCCCAAGTATGTTGATTGACCGAGCGCGAATGTTATACAAAGCGCCATCAATGACGTTAGCCAATTGGAACGTGTTGCCAGATGCCTGACCAAGGTTTAGCCACTCGGTTTCAGTTGATGGCTTTGCCTGTACTTCGTATCGATCTTGAAATGTAGCTGTGCCAGTCAAAGTGGCGACCAATTTAGTCACAATCGTTTCGGCATTGATCTCAAGAGTGTCTGTGCTGAGTATCGATGGCGGCGTTAAGTTGAAGACGCTTGGCAGACTTGTATTTGGCGCTGGGTCGTAAGGCGACTCCTCACTTGTTGCCCAGTCATAGACGTTTGATGCCACTTCACGCAACTCAAGATCAACCCCAAGAATCTCACCAAATGAGATTTGAGACCCAACCACCTCAAAAGGCTTGTTTGACCAACCCATTCTTGTGTTGTTAATTTGCACAATATCACCGACTTGAGCCTTGAGGCCAGTTAGCTTCATTGGCAAGGACGTTGTAATCTGCTGTCGTGCGCGTAGCAATTCAATCTTTGCCAAGCGTTGCGCCATGCTTGCTGATGTAGTCCAAGGCAACTCAATTGACTTGAGGTTTTCTTCGCCGTTGTCTTGAGCCACAAACGTGGTTGATGTAATCGCTGGGAAGTCGGTTACAACATAGTTGTCAGCAGGCGATAAGAATACGCCCTTTACGCCGTTGAAACTCTCACGGCGGCTAACCAATGACTGAACTCGAAAACCACCTCTTAGATCGTTTTCGTTAAAGGACAATGTTGGTGTGTAGTAAGCCCCAGCCAAGATGCGCCAAACGCCACCAGACCAAATGCACCTGCCAGCCATTGAGGAAACAATTTGATTGATTACGTCTTCTGGCTTGCTTGATGTTGGGAATGCGCCGTTAGCCTCATATCTGTTTTCAGTCCCGCCTGCGACAAGTGACACATCCTCATCGCAGATATTGGCGGCGGCGGCTAATGAAGTCTCATCAATCTCTGTGGCGTAATCAGCGCCCATGCCGTACTTGGTATTTGTTAAGTAATCAGATAAGCAAAGGGCTGGGTTTGCTGACCAAACAGTTGTCTCGGTGCGTGGGTCATAAACCTTTTTGCCGCGAATCAATGCCGAAACGTTAGGCATACCGTTGTAATAGACGTTTTGATCGTACTCAAGGCGAACGTAAAGCAAAGCGCGACCGCGAACACGATGGTTTGCAGTCCATTTGCCAGCAGACTCAGCCACTAGGTCATCAAAAGCCGTTTGATCGGCAGTACCCAGCTTGTACTTAATCCGAGCCTTATTAGCATATTGCCCAGAGGTTACGTTGCCTGAGCCATCAATGACTACCTCATCCTCATTGAAGTAAATCTTCTCTACGCCATCAATCTCATGCCCAGTAAGGGCAATGACCATGTGGAGATACTTGTTTGAGTTTGTTGACTCAAGATAAAGAATCGTGCCGCCCAACCGAGTGCGACCATAGGTAATAACGTGAGGTGCAATTGGTTGCCTTGACGTGACAGTCCTGTCTTGCAGGGTGATTGAGCCGCCGCCTATCGTTGGCTTTTTTGCCAATGCCGCCGAAACCCCGCTGAGAACTAATGAGGTTACAAAACTGGTAGCAAAGTAAGCGGTTGCACCCGTCAAAGCCAAACTACCAACGGCAAATGTGGCAGAACCAACAGCCGCAAGACCAACCACCATGCCGACACCAGTAGCGACTGCGGCGACAACTAAGGCGGCTTTAACGTACTTTGCCATTTATATGCTCCAAGCGTTGATTGCTTCTCGCATTGAGATAAGAACCAATCCAGTTTCTGTGACCACAGCCATTTTATCGCCGACACAGACGCCAAGGGCTAAATCATCGCCAGATTTAACCAGCACAGCATCGCCGCGTTTAGCCAAAAGAGGCTTTTTAGGCTCTCCAAATGAGTTAATAGCAACACCTTCGACGCCACCATACTTTAAAAGCCTTCTAGCGGCTCCCTTAGACGTTTTATATCCACGGTAAGGCTTGGCGTAGTCCACGCCAGAAATCGCCTCTGCGACCCTAAAAACGAACATACAGCAATCGTTTGTGCCCCACTCAAAAGCGCCAGTTTCCTCTAACGCTTTATTGAGTTTGAATTCCCAGCCCTCTAGCCTCATGAGCGACCCCATGTAAGCGTAACTTCTTTCATCGCTGGTACGAACTCGCAACCCAAGTCTCCATCGTACTCGCGCTGTTGCTCCTCATTGGTAAACCGCGACTCCCTTGAGCGTTGCAGGTTTATCAGACGCGACTCGTAGGTAACAGAAATAGTGGATGTTTCGCCTTCTTCTTGAATGGCTGGAATATCTAACTTGCCCTCAAATATCATTGTAGGGTCAGCAATCACACCGCTTTCGTCTAAAAAGCCCAGATAAACCTTGCCTGACTTACCTTGCTCTGATTCCTGCAAGGCCAAAGAAATCAATTCAGACGGTATGCCATTCATCGTGACTGTGATGCCATTGGCCTGTATCTCGCTTGTCTCTTGAACGGCTGAGATGCCC